GTCCAAACTGTTTTAAATGTTCCATCCCACATACCGTTGTATGTGCGATTTACTTGGTCGTAGTTGGTTGGAACCTGTACGCGTTTTCCACGTACACGCATAGATATGTTAGGCACACCGTCAAATTGTCGCGCATCAATTTTTAGTCCTACAAGTGCTGTGTTTGGGTATGAAAATTTTTCGTCAAGTATTTCTGTGTATGCTTGCCAAACAATAATGTTGGACAGAAAACTATTAGTAGAATCTGCTGTTACACGAGTAACACGTACTTGCCATGGTCCAGATCCAGGTAGATCAAATTCATAAGCACGTTGAAATTGACCGTTAGATTTACCGGTTACAGTTGGTGATGCTACTGTCGAAAATGGTCCTCCATTTGTTGAAAGTTGAATTCTATATGACACAGTAGTTGGATTAGTATCACCAGTTGCGATGTCAACTGCCTGTAACGCAGGATGTTGAATAATGACTCGAACGCGCTCAAGATCTGAATCTGTAATTGTTCGAGTTACAGGTCCAGCTACCTGTGTAACTGTAACGCCAACACCTACTGTATTTTCAACAGTAGAAAATCCTGGCATTGGTGTTTGAAGTTCATCCGTGCCACTTCGATAGTCCAGTGAAAATCCTTGATAGTTATACGTGCCATCGCTACGCTTAATAGCTGTATCGTCAAGATAAATATCCTGCTCCATTTCATTTGGAAAGCCTTCTATTTCACCTTCTGCAATTGCTACAACTAACTTTGCAAATGCAACAGAAAATAAATTATTTGCAGCTTCAACTGGTTGCCGAGCTTGTTGCTGTTTCTCTTTCTTTTTGCCAATACCTCCTTCGCCAACAATTTCGCGTGTCATGGTTTTACAGGTTATTTTGCAGTTCGATGCCGAAACTCAATACCGGCAACGATCCAATCAAGCGTTCTCCGTACAATACAGGAACAACCTGACCTTGAAGACTATTAAGGTTAGATTTATCAAATGCGTAGCTGTTTCGCTGTTCTTCATTATTACCTTGTGTAGTAGTTTTTATTTTTGGCGTTGGTGTTAGCAGCTGAGCTACTCCACCCAGTACTAAACTTGAGCCTACGCCAATCAAAAGACTCACACCCAATGCTCCAACACCAGGTATAAATGAAAGTCCAATTAGTACGACGCCAGCAATAATTTTGCCTACTGCGCCACGTCCAGCTGGTTGCGGCGCAAGAATTAAACGTTTGCTGCAAGGCCACTCAAGCTGCTCGTCACTTAGACCCATAGGATCTTCAGTAACTACGCGCCAGTTGATACCGTTATCACTAGACGTCATCAGGTATTGACGAAATTCTGGGATTTGTATGGCTAGTGCCCGAACGGCTTCGGCTGGATTTTGTACGGCCAGCTTAAATTGGCGGCCGAAACGACGGCCTGCTTCACCTAGTAGCCGGATTGTCACCATCAGTTTGGTCTCCGCACCACCATGTACGTATTATCGCGGAAATAGCCAGAATAGGACGTCAATCCGGATAACCTATTGGCCAAGTGCTGATACAGCATATTAGCCGCTGGATCCTCCACTACTGCCACGTGGTTACAAACTCCATCGTTGCGGATGCGAAACATCACCATGTCACCTCGCTGCAGTGGCTCATTAGCTGGTAATGGAATAAATCCCTCGTTTCGGAAATTTTCCTCGAAGTACACAAAACCACGATCGTTCCATTCGCCGTCGTAATTACGGGGGTAGTCGCCAAGCTCTATGCCAAGTTCCTGGAAGTACCAATCTCGTAAGGCCGAGTAGCAGTCATGAACGCCGTAATTCCAAGGGCGCAACAGTAGGCCAGCTGATTGGCGTGGATCAAGCCACAAAAATTGAGAACTGCCGCAGTCCCAGACCGCAAAAGGTATGTTTAAAGATTTACAAGCTTTTACGTCAGCTTCACTAAAACGTGGAAAATTGGCGTGGGTGTGCCAGACAACGGCAATTTGTTCGTCGTACTCTGCATAGTCCTGTGCGCTAATAATAAATTGATCTGGAATTGAACTGTTATTTGTACACTCGACGAGCGTTCCGTCTTGCAGGATAAAACCACAGGCTTCTTTGGGAAACGCTGCTTCCGCACGTACACGCAACTCGGCTTGCTGTGCTTGTGTAATTGGCGTAGTAAAAGTTGATAGTGCCATTAACCTTGCTCGTCGACCAAACCTGGAAACCCACCGAAGGGGATTTGACCGCTTGATCCAAATCTTAATTGACAACTGGTCAACCGTTTACCGCAGACATCAAAGTCGGCACTACTTGTAGGCAAATCATTTACGTCCCAGTAATTAGACCCTGCATAGTGACAACCGATGCCGCTGCGGTAAACCCATTGACACTGCTCACGCAGTAATCGTCTGCCTGGCAGCGTTTGACCTTCAAGGTCAAATGGAACTGCTAACTGAAAGGTTATATTCAGTGAATTTTCTGCTGCTTTTTGCTCGACGACCCATGTGTCTGGTCCCCAGTAAGCATCTGGATCAGCGGCTGGTTGACCGTCTAGGTAAGTGGTTAGAGTGCGAATACGTGTGACGGTTGCTCCAACGAGATCGTCGTAGGTGTTGGTTAGGCCGGTGATGGCTAGACCGATGTTGGAAAAAGTAAGTGATGGGCGTTCAAGTTGACCAGATCCAGTGCGAGAAAACCCCTCGGCCTGCATCGGAATTGCGGTATATGTATCGCCCTGGTACTCGACATCACTGCCGCCAACTTGGGTCCAGTTACAAAACTTATAAATCGCTTGGTCAATAGAACCAGGAGCAAGTAAAACGGTAATGTCCAACGTAAACAGATCAATGATCTGCGTGGATTGTGTTTTAAGGGTTTCGGCGTTAGGAGGAATTTGAGTCATACGTAAACACGAGTGAGTGTGAAACTAACTTTGTAAATGTCAGGAGCAATAAAAGCAATGTTCCATGAATCTTGGAGTAAGTATGTGCGAGGGGCAAGCGTCAGTGTTGTGGTAACATCTACACCATTTGGAATGGTTACTGATGTTAGAAGTCCGGTGGTTGTATTTGCAGTGTAGTTACCAGGACGTGTGTATCCAGATAATACTAAAGTGGCAATATTTGTGTAACCGAGTTGCAATGTACCAGCTGTAAATCGTACGGGAAATGTTTTTGTTGCGTCTGGGGGTGTCCAGCTTAAGGCTTGGCCTTTGTTGCGCTGTAGAAATGCCTCCAGACCCCAGGTTTCGTTGCCGCTCATTGCTGGGGTGCTGCAAGACCAGGTTTCTAGTTCGTCGTTTAGGCCGTCTTTGATTAGTTGGGTGTAACCGTCGCCAAACTGGACACGTTGGATGCGTGTGCTGCGTTGGACAGTCGTATCGAATGTCAGCCGCAAGCTGTCTAGGTTAGCAAAGAATGGAACCGTCATCGTGTCAGTACTCCGCCATTACGGCGCTGATCTACCAGAGTTGATAGCACAATACTCTGAACTTGACCGGCGATCTGTTTTTGTGCGGCTGCACTCAACGTATCGCCAGTGTTCTGCACGCTGATATTGATGGCACCAACTTGAACACCGCCACCAAGGGAATCGTTGGGGATGACCGTGCCACTGCGGCCCGGCATGAACAGTTCGGGACCCTTTTCACCGACGATGTAAGGAGTATTGGCCATAGCAGGGCCACCTGTGGCAAGACCTGGAAAACTATTGGCAGGATTAAATGTACCCATACCAACGCTATTAAGTGAACCCATATCAAATCCAGAACCTCCTGATTTGGCTAGGCCACCACCAGGGAAGAGCGACAAAATAGTGTTGAGAATTGTCATTTCAATCCATTTTGCAATAATTTGTGCGGCCATGTCCAGGAATGCGTCAGCCACACTCTGGAAGAAGCTAGCCAAAGCTTCTTGAGCTGTCATGGAACCACTAACAATACCTTTAAATGAAGTGGCAAAAGATGTGCCTACAGCTCCAGCAATAGCGCCGTATTGCTCTGTAACTTGATTTAGTTTTAATTGTTCTTGCTGTAAAGCAAATAATGTGTTTAGACGTTCGTTTTCAACGTTGTATAGATTCGTTTCGTACGTTATTTGATTTTGAAGTTGTGTGGCTTCATATCCTGTTGTTTGTGCAAGTTTATCTTTAAGCAGTTTAATCCCATTTAATTTTTGAGCTAGCTCATCAAGTTGAATATTTTGTTGTATGTTTAGTGCGGCTTGAGCTTCCTCAAAACCTGTTCCACCTTTTGCTTTGTTTAAAGCACCTCTTGCTTGCGTAATATCTAATGCAGCAGTAGAAACAGCTTGCTTAAGCGTACCTTGACGTTGCAAGTTTAATAAATCTTTGGCATATTTAAGCTCGATTGTTTTATCTGTATTGATTTTTTGTTGGATATTAGCCTGTAGTTCTAAAAGCTTAGCTTTTTTATCGTAAAGTTTAACAACTGCATCTTGCTCTCCAGGTGTCTTTGCGGATGCCAATGCTGCCTCTTCTTCCTTACTAAGGATGAGAGTTTTTAAATCGAGTTCGTTCTGTGCATTTTTAAGACGATCTTGCAGGACTGCGTACTCACCTTTGTACAAGGTATCTAATTCATATTGAGCATTTACACCTTCTAATACTGTGCTTAATGTTTCCTTGCGTGTAGTTGCAACTGCTCTTGTTACACGATCCTGTTCGTCGGCTGCTTGTTTAGCAGCTCGTGCAGCTTCTTCGTTATTTTGAGCAATCTGTTTTCCACGATCCAATTCTATATCTTTTAATTTTCCAGCCAGCTGGAGATTTGCTGCGCGAATAAGCAACTGATTTTGATCCAGTTGAATCTCACGAGTTTTTAATTGGTTTGCAATTTTAAGTAGTTCATTGTTATATTCTTGCTGAGCAATTCTGCGACGAATAAGTGCGTATCCATTTACATCTAATTTGGAATCAATACCTTTTAATTGTGCTTGCTGGCTTAATAAAATGTTTTGATTTTGTAATTCTGCCGTTTTTTGTTTGTACGCAGATGTAGTACCTTCGTTTTCTGATACTTTTACTGGACGTAACGGCCCAGGGAGTGTATTCAGGTTAAATTTAAAACCTTTTTGATCTTCTAAAAATTTGTTAAATGCAAAACCAGCGGCAACTATAGATAAAGTAAGTTTTGTAAAAGAACTTTGAAGAGCTTCAGCATTTTTTCCAGCTTGTAAAAATCCTGCAGCTCCTTCTTGTCCTATCTGTGAGGCTAACGTGCTAAAAGCTAGTTTTGCAGCTTCTGCTGTTTGACCGGACTTCTGAAGATTTTGAATTTGAGTTTTAATTGTAGGGTCTAGATACCCCAATTTTTGTTCTAGGTAGGTAGCTGCATCTCCACCAACGCGTAAAGATTTAGCAAAATCTGTAGCACTCGTAATTAAATTATCTAGTTGTGTTCCAAGCGCACTGGTGACAACAGACAGCATGGGACTGCCTGGAAGAAAACCACCTGCTGCACCACCAAGTACTGCACCAGGGCCGCCTCCAAATAGCAGTGGAAAACCTGCACCAAGGGCTACATTTTCAAATGTTTTACGTTGTGCAGCTCGGGCAGCAGGACTGCCTGGCATATTCATGCCACCGCCAATTGGTGAAGAAGGAAATCCTTGTGCAGATGGTACAGAAGGAGGAAGTGCAGGGCCAATAGGTTGTTTAAAACGTGTTGTTTCAAAAATGCCAGCTGCTGTTAATTTCTGAACGCGGTCAAGTTCTTGGCGTTTTTTTACCTCTTCATCAATTAAATTTATTTGTCTTTGACGTCCAGTATTAGCTCGTCCTAATGCGGTTACATAATTATTGATAGCTCTAGTTTCTTGTGCTGTACCAAACGCTGCTAGTTCTAATGCTTTTGCAGCTAAATTTAATTGTTTTGTGTATTTATCGATGTTTTGTGCTACATTTCCTGTTCTAAAAACTGATGTTTTATTTAGCTCGTTAATTTTGTATAATGTGCCGTCAAGTTGTTTTTGTAGGCGGCCAATGGCTTCTTGGCCTTTGACGCCTATCTCAATTTCGGCTCTGTAAGCCACGGCGCCGCTACTATCTGGTACCTTAGTTTACCCAATAAAAAGCCGCCGTGGTTATCGGCGGCGTTTTGCCTGTTCGATTGCCTTTTCCTGGTCCTCGTTGAGGATACAGAAGTAGGCGCTCCAGCCAAGGAGTTCTTCGGCTGTCATGGTGGACCGGACTTCGGAAAGAGTTAGGCCCAGCTCCTTGGCAACGCCAAATTGGAGCATAAGCCAACTGTCTTTACGAAGTTCGGCGCTTAGGATTTTGGGTCGATGGGCTCGCCGTCATCGGTCAAGATTGCCAGCATCAAGGATTGGAGATCCTTGTCTTTGACTTCGTTTTTCAGGACGTCGATTTCGCCAGTGCTGAACAACTTGGTGCCGTTTTCGTCGCAGGCTTTTTGGATCAAAAGCTGCAAGGCAAAAGCGTTGGCATCGTCGGACTTGGCGTTTTTCTGGGCGCGTTCACGCTCAGCCATAGTCAAAGGTGCCACCCACATTTCAAATGTGGTGCCGTCACTAAGTTCGACCAGCTTTTTGCTCGGTTCTAGGTTGGCCGCTTTACGTAGACGATCAAT